CTCAGTCTCGGAACCATCAAGATCTGGGACAAAATCAGGGGGTCGAAGAACGTGACCGCCTGTCTGGGACCACATCTCATGAGAGTGGCCCAGCTGCCCAAATAGGACACCCCAGTGTTGGTGCCTGGTGTTTGCGCGTGGAAAGGTTTCAGCCACTTGGAACCAACTGCGCAGCATCACCAGGCTCCTCGGCCGCCGACACACTGGGGTCACTCATGTGGACGTAAACTCTTTAGGTTGCTGCCACCTGTTCCAGGTCTGTATCTCTGTCAGACACATTCCGCGTGCACGTGCAATGAGCTCGTGAGTGCCCACAACAGGGTGCTCGGAGCAACCGTATTACCCACAAGATCAGGTATGCGGTCTGTACGAGACGAACTCCGAGTGCTTAGACGCGCTATCGGAGTAGTCGCACCAGAGACATTGGACCAGGCACTGGCGCACTTTAAGGGGGCGCGATTCACGCTCTATTCCAACGCCAAAGAATCTCTTAGATCCCGACCACTCACCATGAGAGACGCCAATCTTGGTTGTTTCATTAAGAGTGAGAAGTTCAATCCGGAAGAAAAAGTAAATCCGGACCCACGTATGATCCAGGCGAGAGGACCCAGATTTAATCTCCACATGGCACAATACATGCACCCCCTTGAGAGGGCCGTGTACCGTGTGGTTGATCGTCATGGCCTCCGCATTTTTGCAAAGGGACTCAATGCCACAGCGAAGGCCGACCTCATTCTCAAGAAGTTTGAGGTTTTGTCTAACCCTGTGTGCTTCTCCTTAGATGCCTCCCGCTTCGATAAACATGTATCACCGATGCTCCTCAAAGAGGAGCATAGGTTCTACAAGGAGGTATTCCAGGGTGATGCACTACTGGCCCAACTTTGCAACTGGCAATCAAAGAACAAGTGTCGTACTACTTCTGGTGTCTTGTATCAAGCCACCGGCGGTAGAATGTCAGGGGATATGAACACGGCCATTGGCAATTGCATCCTTATGTATGCAATGTTGATGGCGGTATCTAAGAGATTAGGAGTTGAACCTTTGGTTGTTGATGACGGAGATGACTGTCTCATGTTCATAGAGAAGTGGGACGAGGCGAAATTTGAAGGCAACATATCCAAATACTTTGAAGAATTTGGTATGAATATTAAGTTGGAGAACAAGGCATATCATCCTGAGGACGTCGTATTTTGTCAAAGCAAGATCGTCGGAAACAGGATGGTGCGCAATTGGGTTAAAGTGTTGTCACACGGAACGTCAGGAGTTAAGCACTGGAATGACCCCAAGTTGGTCAGAC